CGGATTTATTCACGGCAAGCTTAATCACACAGCAACTGTCACAGGTCGTCTGTCTTCTACCAGTCCTAATTTACAAAATATTAGTAATAACCCTATCAAACAAATCTTTGTTTCAAGGTATGATGGCGGCCTTATTGTCGAAGTTGACTTCAACCAATTGGAGGTTGTAGCTCTTGCCCATGTGACTAAGGACAAGCAGCTCATAGCAGACATTGGTGGAGGTGCAGACATTCACTCAGAGCTATACAAAGACATGTTTGGCAGGTATCCAACTAAAGAAGAACGTAAGCCTTTTAAATCAAGGACGTTCCAACTTATCTACGGTGCAGGTGCTAAAGCTATTAGCAAACAGGCTGGTTGCAGCCTTGACGAAGCTAAGAAGTTTATTGATGTCTTTTATGGTCGTTACCCACAAGTTGCAGACTGGCACACCTCTTTTGCTAAAAAGGTTGAGACTGATGCTTCCTATGATCTTGATAAAGATGGATTCCGGGAGAAGTTTAGGTCTTACACACTAAACACTGAAACTGGACGCAAGTTTGTATTTACTGAGTACTACAACGAATCAAGTTGGTCTACTCGTACATACAACTTCAGCCCAACAGAACTTAAGAACTACCCGGTTCAAGGATTAGCTACGGGTGATATTGTCCCAATGATGTTGGGCATTATTTTTCGCAAGCTAAAGGATAGGGACGATGTGAAGATGGTTAACACTATTCACGACTCCCTAATGTTTGATGTCAAAGGCGATTCTGCCGCTAACTTTATATTGGAGATTACTGATGTTCTAAAAGAAACACACAAATATTTTGAAGAGATATTTAAGAAGCCACTAGCACTGAAGCTCAATGCAGGCGCTAGTTATGGTTCCAATTGGTTTGATATGAAAGAAGTTTAAGATGACGATGATGTCTGGCGTTGTGGAAGCCGTATCCACTAAAGATGTAACTACTAAATTTGGCACTAAGCCAACCTACTCGTTTAAAGTAAACGGTACTTGGATTAAGTGCGGTTTCAAAAATCCTAACGTTGACGTTGGTTACACTGTTGACTTTGATGGTGTCACAGGTACGTATGGTGTAGAGACTAAAGCAGTCAACATCACTAGCCGTTCACCAGCACCTGTAGCAGCTCCTGCTGTTACTAGTATTGCAGGTGCTAAACCTGCTTACAGCAGCTACAAAGAAAAAGTGTTTCCTATCCCAGCTTTGCATGGTGATCGTGCAATTATTCGTCAAAACGCACTAGCTCGTGCTACTGACTTGTACATTGCAGCTCGTGGTGCTAAGCCGTTTGACTTGGACAAAAGCAATCTTAGTTTGATTATTGAGTTTGCTCGTACCTTTGAGGCGTATACAGCAGGTGATTTAGACATGGCAGAAGCTATGAATGAAGCTGGTGCTGAAAACGAAGCAAACTTGTTCTAAAATGTTTTGGGGGCTGTTAAGCCAGCAATCGAGGATGTCAACGTAGGAAGTTTTCTGGCTTTCTGTCCTACCTAGTTGAAGACCAAATCGAAGCCCCCTCTTTTAAAGATAACAAATGAAAGCACTTATAGATGGCGACATTGTGGTTTATAGAGCCGCAGCGTCAGCAGAAGATGCAGAGCAATGGGTAGCCCTAGCTAGAGCAGACAAGCTTATGCAGGACATCCTAGAAGACACACAAGCAGACAGCTACAGTGTGTACCTCACAGGAGCAGGTAACTTTCGTAGAGAAATAGCACCTAGCTACAAAGCACACCGACCTGAATCTAGACCACAACACTGGCAAGCAGTCCGAGAGTTCCTAATAACACAACACAAAGCAGTGATGTGTGATGGGTTTGAAGCTGATGACCAGTTAGGCATAGAACAAGACAAACATGGTGGCTCTACAGTGATTTGTTCTATCGACAAAGATCTACTCCAGATCCCGGGCAAGCACTACAACTTTGTTAAGAAAATCTTTCGAACTGTTACACACGATGAAGGCATTAGGTTTTTGTACATGCAAAGTCTTATTGGAGATCGCAGTGACAACATCATTGGTGTTCAGGGCTTAGGCCCCGTTAAAGCGGATAACGCTTTAAAAGGACTGCTTCCAGAAGAGTACTACGACAAGTGCAGAGCACTGTACGATGACGACAAACGGTTCCACCTCAACATGCAATTGCTTTACATCTGGCAGAAGCCTAACGATATGTGGCAACCGCCAACAGCTCCGCGAAGCGGAGATCCCACAACACCCGGGTTGTTCCCCACGGAACAACACGGCAACACAACCACAAAACAGGAAGCGGCAACATGAAAAAGTACAACGTAAACATGCTGTATGAAGTTTGGATAGAACGTACTGTAGAAGCAGAAGATGAGATTGCAGCAGAAGCTGAAGCTTGGAAACAAATGCACTTGGAAGAAGGAAGTGATTGGCTTCACAATGGAACTTGGAAAGATATTTATGTAACTGAACCCAAAACAACAGAGGAAACAACATGATTAAAGATCTAAACATGCAGCATTTATCTATGAAAGAGTATGTCTGCATAGCTTTGCTTACAGAGTTTGCTACTAAAGATGGGACTTTAGAAATGCTTGCTATCAAAGATATTACTCCGCAACAGGTGATCCACACTTGTTTTGATTGGGCAGAAGTGTGGATGGAAGTTCGTGAGGAGCGTAATGCCAAGACCTAAACGACATAACCCAGCAGGCTACCGCAGTGGTTTGGAATCTAAATTCCAAGCAGCTACAGCAGCCAAAGGCTGGACGTTAGGATACGAACAAGACAAAGTTAAGTACGTCATCCCAGCAAGCAACCACACCTACACACCAGACTTCACTGTTACTAAGAACGTCTACATAGAAACCAAGGGACTGTGGACAGGAGCTGATAGGAAAAAAGCTGTGTTGATTAAACAACAACATCCAGAGATTCAGATCCTCTATGTGTTCCAACGTAATCAGGGGCTGTCTAAAAAAAGCAGCACTACATACCTAGATTGGTGTGCTAAGAATGGTCTAGATGCTTGTGTGTTTACTAACACAGAGCACTGGTCTAACTACATTCTAAAGCATCTGTAAAAGCAACATGACTATCAAACAACCTAAACATAGCAAGTACTACCAGTCAACGGAAGAAAGACTTGCTAAGAAAGATTGGAGCAATCGGAAACAAACTAACAAGCAGAAGGTGTTGCTAGACGCTAAGCGTAAAGCACAACAGTACAAAGACTATTTAGACGAAGAGAGAAATTAAATGAAACTTTATAACGTTCCACGTAATAGCAAAATTTTGTTAAATGATGGTTTAGTTTTGAACTTTCACCATGTTGACGGAATGTACAGTGTGTGTACAGATGACAACGGAGAAATTTTTCATATTAGATCAGTTGAAGAAGTTGAAATAGTAGAAGAAAACAATGAGAGTAAATCAAGAGCCGAGGATTGTAATGACTAAAGACGAAGCATTGAATCTGGCGTTTGATGCGTTGTCGGATTTTGATTATGAAAAACGATTGACCGCCCTTACCGCCATCAAAGCAGCCCTAGCACAGCCAGCGCAGGGATGGAAGTTGCGCGAGGTTTACTTTGATGAACATGGAGAGCCGACCATGCACAAAGAACCAGCGCAGGAGCCTGACCGCCAAACATTGCAAGCAAATGGAACGCACCCAGCACCATGCGCCCGACACTGCGAAGCACAAGCCTTCAAGGTTGAGATACGGAATCTGAAGGCGCAGTTGGCACAGCCAGCACAGGAGCCTGAAAGCGAATGCAACTTTGAATCAGTATACCAGCGCGGCTATTTGGATGGCATAGGGCGTGACTGCCCCCACTGCAAAGACTATCGGGCTATGTACATCAAGGTGCGTGATGAGCTTGCAGCAGAGCAGCAAGTTACCCAGCGCCCGTGGGTAGGGTTGACGGATGAGGAACGCCGAGTATGTACGCAGTCGCCATTTACAGATGAAAACTACCGAGACCTTGAAGCCAAACTCAAGGAGAAGAACACATGACTTTGGAGGAATTTTCTATGAAAGCGGGAGTATCCCTTGTTCCGTGCGATCCTGATTGGGGTGGACGCATTGCATATAAGACGGACGACCACCCGAACATGACTACCTGCGGGTTTAACACTCGCAACGCAGCATACAAACATTGGCTTGAAGGTACGTTCGGAAAGCAAACCGCTAAGGCGGTATTTAAACTTTTGAAAAAATAAAAACACAAAGACGATAACTTAGAGAAGAACACATGATTGACTGTAAGACCTGCCAGAAAACTACCTGCGCCAAACAAACGGCAAAGCAAAAAATTATTGTGTTGTTTTGCAGTGGATACAAACTCAAGGGGCGCAATCATGGATAAAGATATTGATGCAAGCAAGGGCATCGGTTATATGCAGCCATACCCAAACTATGTTTGTAAAAAGGAAACGAATGTATAGCTATAACAAACAAGTGCGTCAAGTACTACGGGATAACCCTGATGGCCTTAGAGTAGCTGAAATAGTAAAGCTAATAAATGCCCCAGAAAACACTGTTAACAGGTTACTAAGAACAATGCCCGACACTTACATTGACCGATGGGTGTACCGTGGAACACAAAAGTATCTTAGTGCTGTCTGGTGCGTTGTTAATGTTCCAGAGAATTGCCCCAAACCAAAGGATATAGAAGATGATGCTTCCAATAGGGACTGAACTGAAAGTATGTAACGACATAGCTATGAGGCAAGCTAGAGGACTTGTAAAATATGGAACCACTGTGGCTGACAACCCACTAGTGCTACGGGAATGGTTACAACACGCTTATGAAGAGTGTTTAGACCAAGCAATTTATCTACGACGAATTATGGAAGAAATAGATGGCCCAGAACAACTCACCTGACTTTGCTACTTGGAGCAATAACAACCTAATTAACTTCGCAAAAGAAGCTAATGATCGAATGAAAGAACAACAAGAAGCAATAGAGCACCTTAAAAAAGACCTCAACTTTGCTATGAAAGAGCTTAGAAAAGTTGCTTTTTTACAACATGACTATGCGTAACACACCTAGTGTAAGATGTTTTTGCAGCAGTGGTTGCTGCGTTTAATTTTGGAGAACAACATGCTTTTTACCGTTACTGTAGATTTGAATGAATTTGGTCACTTCCAATTCTCTACTCCCTCTTTGTTCCAACTTGCAGAAATTGCACAGATGCTTGGCAGCACTGAAGTTGAAGACGAAGAAGATGTGGTTGTCCCAGACGAAATTGCTCAATACTTTGAAGAAGGCGTAGAGTACGCTTACGACGAAGACGCTGAGTGCTTTTGCTGGTACGATGACGAGCATGATGCTTGGTACTGGCTGGACGAAGAGTCTGGTGAATGGCTCTTGGCTGAAGATGAAGACGAAGATGAAGACGAGTCTGAAGACGAAGACGAGGCTGAAGAAGCCTAATTTGGGTACGATCCTACCCAATACGGGGATGTTCTTAGCAACATCCTTCTTCTGCCCTTACGGGAACAAAAGGCTGCTATATGTAATGTATAGCGGCTTTTTTGTTCTTTAGAGGCCACCTACATTAATCACTTCACCACGGAACTCAATCTGCCCATCGTCCCATTTGTGGACAAGTTCAGGCCAAAGCAGCTTACCATCCTTGATTGTCAGTACGGCAAAACCGGAGCGATGGTTTAGTGGGCTACCTTCAGAGTAATCAAATTGGGGGCCATAAGGTTCTGCAAGAGTACCTGTGTCAACACCAAATCTATTGCCGTTGTAGTCTGCAAACGGTGTTACTTTAAGGCTATGTAGGTGTCCTGTAACAATAGATTTGCCTGCATTGACTGTATTGTTGTGGGCAGCATGGACACCACCTTTGTAGCGATGCTTGACAATAATGTCATTTGTTACCCAAACAGACATACAAAATGACCAATTCGTCAAGTGGTCTTCTAATCTAAAGCCGGGAGTCTGTACGTATTGGGGAGCATTAGCTGCTAGACGCATTTCAAACCTAGCGTCATGGTTGCCCATTGTGTACATGAGTTTAGCGTTGTGTCTACTGTTCTTAGTAACTTCTGCTATCTCACCAAGAGATTCTTTACAAGCGTTTAGTTCATCAATGACGCTGGGTGTACGAACCCAGCCCAAAGGAGGATGGCGAGAGATAGATGCACCATCAAAAGCGTCGCCATTGCAAATAACTGCTTTAGGTTGTAGCTTTTTAATTGCCCACAATAATCCCTGAAAAGCAGTAGTCCGTATCCCAGGCCAGAAATGAGCGTCAGAAAAAACAATAACTGTGCCATTCTCAATTCCTAATTCATGTTTGGGAGCAGGTGGTGACCACGTTTTAACTTCTTGGTGACTAGCTAGACTAACGTTGTATTTTTTTGCTAGATGATCTCTACGTCTATACACACCACGGACTTGTAGGCCAGTAACTGCTGCTAACTTAGCAGGAGATTTGTGGGTCTTCCAAAGTTCAATAAACTCTTGATCAGAAATAACAGCCATAGATAGCTCCTTATGTACAGACCCTAAACGTAACACACTTTAGTTACATTATTGTGTGGGTGTCGATTGATGAAGAAGGCTATCTTTATTTTGGCTAGAGGCACTAGAGCCAAAGTAAAACCCTATGATGCCAGTCCAAGCTGTGCCAAGACTACCAAGCATGATGTCAATCTGTGGAGCATGTTGGATCTGACCGTACATTAAACCAAACAAGATCCCAAAGAAACCAACAGTTACACCAATAGCCAAAGCCGGTGGAATAAAAGAACGAGTAACAGACTGCATATCACGAGCAGATTTACGATCATCGTTGGCTAACTTGGCAAAATCTAAACCCATTTGTTGGGCTTGTTTTTTAAGTTCTAGTTCAGCAAGTTGTATAGCAGCAACTTGAGAAGCATCTAGTTTGCCGTTACTAATAACACTCTGCACTTCTTCAGGAGAACAACCAATAGCTTTGCTAACAGCAGACACAGCCATGCCAGCAAGAGGGCCACCAAGAGCCGTAGCAATAGTGGGAGCAATTTGTGCAAGCCAATCCATGTTAGTTATCTCCAATAAAAGTTATTGTGAACCAAGCAGACAGTGTGATTATTAACGCAGCAAGAATAGTGACAAGGCCAATCGTAATGATTTGACCAATCTCTTTTTTACGTTTCTCTGCTTTCTTTTGTAAAGCAATTTCTTCTGCTTTACGTTTGGCAATTATGTCGTTACGTTCTTTAAGAACTGCATACCACACTGGAGCATTGCCAGACCATATCAACATCTCTTTGAGTTGATTCTCAGCATCGTTAAGCTCCTTTAAGTGCATCACAGTTTGTAATGCCTTAGAGGTATCTGACTGAGCAAAGCTTTTAGGTTGTGCGGCTACTTTGGCGATTTGATCTTTGCAATCAAAGAACTTCATCATATCGCCGACAATACCGTTTACATCTTTGCCTGCCTGTATAACGGCTTTAGCCCCCGCTATTGCGGCTTGTGCTGTCGCAAATAACGTTATGGGGTCTAACATGTTACGCCGTCAAAAACAAAGTTTGTTCGGCAACACGACGGTTATGAAGACCTGCGACGGAAACACCGCCAACTTTATCCCACCTAAGGAACTGCTCACTAGCTCCTTGTATGTCGCCAGCGTTCAATAGCTTAAGCAGGGTAGAGTTTTTAAAGGCGGTGACACCAACATTGTACGCAAAAATAACTAAAGCATCAAACTGATTTTGAGTAATGTCTCTAGTAACAGCAGCGTTAACACCTTTAACAGCAGTGCTTACGTCATTAATTAGCAGCTCTGTAGCTTTAGTAGCATCAATGATGTCACCATTGCCACCCACACCATCACCGGGAACAATCAAATGACCATAACCAACAGTCATCTTGCCACCAGAGTCAGCATAAGGTTTAGCACGGAACCCTTCTAGGGCCTTAAGTTTTTCTACACCATTGTTAGAGAAGTTCATGTTGTTCCTTTGTTAAGCAACGCTAGTAATAATACCTTTTACAACAGTAACTGTAGTTCCTGTACCTGTTGTAAATGAGCCAGTATATCCAACCGTATCAATAGTCACAGAACCTGTGCTACTGGATGTAGAAATGCGAGTGCTACCAGTTAAAGACGTAACACCTCCGTTAGATATGATGATGTCTCCAGTGGGCTTAGATACATTAATGCCCGTACCAGCAGCAACAGACGTTACCCCCAGATTGACACCAGTGATAGTGCCGCCTGTGATGTTTACGTTGTTAGAGTTTTGAGTAGCTAGATCTCCAAACACTTTGTTACTAAGTTTTTGAAACCATTCTCTCCAAACAAAACTTTCTCCAATTTTGTCTTGGGGAATAGGAGTTGTTAGTCTTTGCATTCGCAATACTCCTTGTCTGAATAGCCCATCTTTTTAAGCTCTGGCAATTGTTTTTCTAACCTGCATCCAATGTCAATGCGATAGCCAATGCTGTTGGGGATGTTAATTTTCTTTTTCAGAGTCTTGTAGCACGCATCACGAGCGTCTTCAACAGTCTCACCAGTACCAGTAACAATGCAGACGTAGTTGCCAGCAGTTACAAACTGCTCGTGTTTAAGTTTGACCTTGCCATCAACCATAGCAGGAGCTACACCGCGCTTGACGTAAGCAAGGTGGACGTTCTTAATAACATCCTCATCAGTCAAATCAAACATGGGATAGCCAGCATGTTCATCTTGAGGCACACCTTTGTTGTGTGGGTATGGGGGCATAGACACCACTACACCACAGGCAATGTCTTTGCTAACTTTCAGTGTGTCTTTACCATCAAGCATGTCCAACATCCACTGAGCTGGATCACCTTTGTGCAAAGCTTGTTGGATCATAAACAAGGGCCAACCCGGGCGCATAGTGAACTCCAAAGGCCACGGAGTACCCTTGTCATCAATGATGCAGTTGACATCAATGTAACCAGTGTAGCGCAACCCATGCAGGTAACCTTCCAAGGGCTTAAGAACTTTGTCAGCCAATAACGAGTCTTCTACATAGTAAAGAATGGTTCCTTCTTCACCAGTAGAGACACCCAAATCACCAGCTAACAGCTTCTTGAACTCATGGTTAATACATAAATGCTTAGAGAAACCGCCAGTACCAAACCAACCACCGACAGCAATTTCAATTCCCCCATGAAACTCCTGAAGAATAAAAGAGCCTTTGTACGCATTTGATTTCTTCCATTTCTGAAGCATAAACACCATGTCAGCAGGAGATTTAGACACGTAGCTTAAAGCCTTGTCACCATCACCCAAAGGCTTAGACACATACCGTTTGTTGTTCTTAATAACAAATGCAATCGCTTCATCGTAGCTCTTGAACTCTGTAGATGGGATCACCGGGATACCAGCACGTTCAAAAACATCTGCACCATGTTGTCGGTCTTGTTCCCAACGATTAGTGTCAATGCTAGGCCCAATGATAGGATAGCCTTTGTCTCGATAGCGTTCTAGTTGGTGAATGTACTTGGTGTTGTCTGTACAGAAGATTAGGTTAGCCCAGTTCATGTGAGCTTCCCAATCATTGACACGGGTAATCAAACCACCATCACCAACTTGAGAACGAGTACCGTCAGGGTGGTTACGGATGTAGCATTTGACTATGTGACCATAAGCTTGGCAACGAAGAGCAAAGTCTAGGCACACACTGCCTGCGTCAATAATTAAAATGTTCATTGCAGTTTAGCCTTTTTCTTTTCAAGATTTATTTTTTCACGTTCAAGACGTTTAGCTTCTTTAATGTGAGTTGGAGTTACTTGTTCTCTACCTGCTTCAATTTCTTTTTGGTGGTAGTTCCAAGCATTCTTTTCAGACCGTAATTTACGATCTTCTTTGTCTACTTTACGTTGCTCTGGAGTTTTGCCATATACAGGAAAACCTAGTGTACCCAATGCTGCACGTTTAAGACCTTCTCCGGGTGGAGCTGTATCCGCAGCTTGTATTTGAAAAGGTGTAGCAGATTGAGCAATAACTTTAGCACGACCAAGAGCTTCATCAATTTTAGGATTGCCAGTGTAATCTTCTGGAATAAGTTTTTGGGCTTGAGGACTAGCGTACTCCGTACCAGCCAAACCAACCCACAAAGCTTTAGGCACAAACCCTAACTTACTAGCAAGTGTTTTGTCTGGATCAGCAATCCAATGGTACGGTTCCATAGCGTGTTTCATAGCTTGCATAGACGTACCATCAGGCCATTCAATACGAGTTGGATCTTTGTTCTCCCAGCTAGGACGATTAGCTGTCATCAAGTTAATGCCGTTGATCAAAGTAAAGTAAGTCAACGCAGTCTTAAACTGATACAACCTAGCGTAGTCTGCTTTGGTTGTAGGAGTCATCATGCCTTTAACACCCTCTACAGGATGCCATTTTGTAGGGTTCAGTTCTTTAGGCAAAGCAGAAGTAAAAGCACGTAGCGTAGAAATAGTCCAGTCAGGAGCAAACAAAGCTACTTGCAATCCACGCCGACCAGCAGGGCTGTACGCAGCCATAGCCATACGCTTAGCAAACTCATTGTTAGTTTGTGTTGCAATGTCAAACCAATTAAGACCACCAAAACTTTCGTTTACAAACCTAGCGATCTCTTGACGTTGTTTTGCTTCATCAAAAGGCTTGCCTTCTTTAGCAGCAGTCATACGAGCTTTATCAAGGTACGCATCAGCTACCATGATCTTGCCACCAGTATGCAAGTAGTCCCATGTGTACTTGTCAAACATGCCTAAAGTATATTTTTCAACAGTAGACAAAGATTTTTCAAGTACACGAGTTTTGGGGCCGTATTTACCAACCATAGAGTCAGCAAACTTACCAATAGATGTAAGCATACCTTGAGATACATCTTCAGGTACTTCTAACATTAAGCCAGCGTCTCTAATCCATTTGTCTACGTTGTCACCAACACCACCTTTGCGGTATTGATCTACAGCTTTAGAGATAGCAGATAACTGTAGTTCTTTACCAGTCACATCTTTAACAGCTTTCTCTACAGCAGGCAATACTAGTGCTTCTTTAATGGGAGTCCAAATAGGAATGCCAGAACTAGACATAACTTCCATCATGGATTTAGCATGAAAGAAACTGCCTATAACGTTAAAACGTTTAGTAAGTTGAGACACAAACCCAAGAGCTTCCATAAGCTTTCCGGGAGGTGCATCAAATACAAACTTCAAAGCAGGAGCCATGTCAGGATGTACAGCCATGCCAGCAAACTGAGCACTGTCTATAGTCTTCCAGTTGTATGGAATTGGGTTGTCTTTGTTAACTTCACGAATCAAAGCCTCACCAGCAGGGTTACGGATCTGCATTAGGCTTTCTACAAGATTTTTGTTTTCAATTGCTTTCTCAACAGAAGAAGCATAGTCGTGATAGATCTCAGCAAGGTTATCCGTCTTAAGTTTAAAGCGGTAGTTCTCACCCTTCTCTTCTAACCAAGCATTCATCTTATTAAGATGGTCTACAAGGTCTTCACGAGTCTTTAGTACACGTTCTTTACCGTACTTAGTTGTAGTTTTGCTGCCATCACCTTTACCACCTGTACCAAACAAATCTTGGATTAGTTCTTGTAGAGCAGTAGGAGGTGCATCACCTTCAGACACAACGTTACGAGCTACGTAATCTTCATGCCAACCTTTAATGACACCCGCATCAAGAGCACGTTTACCAAGCTCATCCATAAGAGCACGGAATTTATCAGCAACTTGTTTTGCTTTACCAGTAAGCGTTACACCCTTATCAATGTCATACGTTAACTTGTTAAGGTCAACGTCTTTACCTGCCATGTCTAGCAAGTCTTTGGTGTTGTTACTAGTAACTCGCTCGTTAGCAGCTTTGTTACGCAGGTTAATGCCTGTGTACTTTTCAGTTTCAGAGATAGGCTCTAACCAAGTTTTTTGATACTCTTTGTAACCCTCAAAAAACTCAATGGCTTTAGTTTCACCGTGTTTTTCATAAATCTCTTGAGCAATTTCATCAAATTCTTGTTGGCTCTTAACGTCACGAGGATCAGTTTTAGTACGATCTACAGCAACACGAGATTCTCTAGAAGCACGAACAGCACGAGCTTCATCAGAAATAGCTACACCACTTTTAATTGGAGGAAGTTTTCCACCAGCAGCTTCGTGAGCATCGTACAACGCAGTACCAACTCCTTTGCGCCTATGTTTTTCTCCCACTTGTATGTCTATAGGCCCACCGTCAGGCATGTATGTTAATCTTCCAAGTTCTTCACCAGCAGAATTTTTTGCCACTAAAGAAATTGGTTCCCCATATTGCATACGAACAATGTTAGAAAAAGCAGTTGGCGCAGGTGCAGTTTCTATAGATGCTTGTTCTCCGCCTTTTAAATTAACAATAGTTTGTTTTGGAGCTACAGGTTCGCCAGTAGCCTTAGCTTTTTTTTCAGCAATAGCTTTAAGAGCAGCTTTGTTAGTTTGGTTTTCATACTGAGCTTTAGTTTGACCTTCAGCAATAGGGGTCTTAGTATGCTCAGCTTCATGTTGAAGAACAAAGTCAGCCCATTCTTGAGCAGTTGTAAACGCATTCTCTGCAATAGGAAACACACCATCTACTTGAGGTTTAGTCCAAGCTTTGTCTAAGAACTGTTGATACGTATGCTCAGGGTTAAAACCAATCTCATTAGTGTCTCGTTTGAACCGAGCACCTACAACACCACCATCAGTCTTACGTGTCATGCCCCTATCAATAACAACAGGAACACCTTCGACTGTTTCAGGTGTACGGAACAACTCAAAGTTCTTATCACCAGCCTCACGTAGGTCAGTAGTGTGCAACCCATCTTTTTGAGATGGTTTAGTTTGTTCGACTTGACCAAGATCAGCAGCACGGTTCCAAGCTTCTTTACGATTTAAGAAGTTACCGTTCTCATCAACAAAACCTTGTGTGTGAGTGTCAGCGGTTTCTGCTTTACGCTTTTCATTGTGCTTGGGGCCATGCAACTCAATCTCACCAGTCTCGTTGTTTTTAAATGCAGCTTGAACAACTTTAGCTTGAGCATCTTTTTTAGCTTTGTTGGCTTTAAGGCCATCAAGAAAAGCTTTTTGTTCTTCAGGTGTTGAGTTAACTTTAGAAGGTGCTTCTGGAGGCAATGGCTTTTCATCAGCAGTGCTATGAAGACTGCTACGTATTTTGTTAGTAGCAGATTGACCTGCTTCAAATAGTTTTTTACCAGCAGGATTAAATCCAGGCATAGCTGCTCCAGCAGCAGCAGTAGCTGCAACTTTAACTGGATCAACTTTACCTTCACTGGCTAACTCAGATCCAGCTTCAATACCACCCATCAACGTAGCTGACACTCCACGTTGAACAATAGGTTTAGTCAAAAGTTTTCCTGCAACTTCAGGAGCAGTCTTAGGAGACATGCCTGCAAGATTAGTCAGTGTTGCAGCAGCAAACGTTCCATACGGACGTTGTTGTTTTTCTATTTGACGTTGCTTGTAGTCTTCTGGAGCAAATGCTTCGTGCATCCAATTAGTTACTTTTTGAGCAGCACCAGATGCAACAAATGCTGCACCTAAACCACCAGCAAGTTCTACAGCAGCCGCAGCAACGGGGCCAACAACAGGAACAGTAGCTATTGCTGCCGCAGGAGTAGCTACAGCAGCCATACCAGCACCAAACCCTGCAAGACCAGCAGCAGCACTAGGCATTGTCTCAACAGCAGTACGACCAATGTTGTGCCAACGGCTACCAACTACAGGCTGTTTACTCTCAGCAGCTTTAGCTGGGGCTATAGTCTCCCAGCCATCATCAGCAGGCTTAGCAGCAGGCGTAGCTGTGCTACTAGGAACAATAGTTTCCCATCCGTCATTAGCTGCCATAGTTATTTAGCCTTACGTTGAATGGAACCATCAGGAGCTACACGGTAATCATACTTTGTTGGTTCGTACTTTTGACCACTAGCCTCAACTTTAGATTGGAGATCAGAGTCAGCAGGTTTGTTACTAGGAACAGCAGGTTTAGCAGCGTCAGGTTTACGTCCCTTACCCATGCGTTCGTCTGGTTCTGTTCTAGTAGGAGCTAAAGTTTCTGCATGAACAGCAATGATGCCGAGCTCAGCTAGAACACGATTCTTAGCATCAGACTCAGGAAGACGTTTAGCAGCAGCAGCCAATTGATCATGTTGCTTTTTAACAACCTTAGCCATCTGAGCTTCAACACGAGTAATACCATCAGCCGTAGCTTGACTAGGTTTGTTAACCAAACGTTCTTGATCACTAGTAGCTTTAAGTTCTGCTAGTTGTTTGTTAAGCGGAGCCATTTCACGCAAAAAGTTGCTGTTAATAGAACGTTCGTTTTCTCCGTAGAGACGGGTGATAGATGCGTCAAGCTTAGTAGTTTTAAGCGGATCTTCTTTATCACGCTTGTCTTTACGATCTTCGCCAAGAGTCTTAGCTTGCACTTTAGCAGCAGCATTAATCTTTGCTACAGTAGTTGCACGCTTAGTAACTTCTTTAGCAACTTTTTCAAGACCATCAATTTTTTGAGCTTGGATTTGAGCAGTACCAGTAAGAGTTTGTCCCAACAAGATGTCACGTTTTTCTTTAGGAGTAGCCTTATCCCAATTTGTTTGACCCACAGCTTTAACAGCAGAATCAATTGTTTCTTTTGGAAGCTGATTAAGAAACGGTTCAATGCGATCTTCAGGCATAGACCGCAAAGCAGCAGTAGCACGACCAAGGTTCTCAGCATTGAGATCTGAAGTACGCTTAGCTTCTTGAGCACCACGAGCTGCTTCTAAAGCAATGTTAGCTTCGTTTTTATTGAACTCAGTAATGTTGCCAGTAGCTTTAAGCATGGCTTGGTTAAGGATATGTCCTGCACCAGACCAATCTTTTTTAGCTACCGCATCTTTGTACTCTTGGCTTTCAACAGTAGAGTTAACAGCAGTCTTAACATCTGCTGTAGAGCTAAGATTGTTCTTAAGAACAGTGTTACGCAACTGAGACTCAGCCAACGATTGCTCTTCTTGTTGCAATTTAATAGCTGCTTCTTGACCAGCATATTGAGCTTTTAAACGATCTTGTTGAAGCTTAAGCTGTGTCTCTTCCGCAGCAGCAGCCGCTTGTTCTTTAACGTAAGGAGCAGCAGCCATGTTTTGCTGCATCTGTAGAGCAGCACTACTGCCTGCTGCCATGTCGGACATTAGGTATGCCATGTTAAATGCTCCACTCCAACAAAGGATCAATGCTGCCTGAACTTAAACTAGGCATGTCTTGAGCTGCACCTGCTACCCAGCTAGGAGAATAGTTGCTGTAAGAAGTAACACCAGTGTTACCAAACATACCACTAAGTCCAGAGAACCCTTGACCAATAGCACCAAGACCTTGCATAACGCCTTGTTGGTTTTGACTAGAAACAGTGTTGCCCAAAGCAGCAGCGTTGTAAGGACTTTGACCAACACCAGCACCAGCAGCTAACTTGCTAAGGTAATCAGTCATAAAGCTATAGTAACCTTGTTGACCAGTTTTTTGTAAAGCTTGTTGTTCACCACCGGAATACAATTGACCAGTAGCCGCAGCAGCTCGTTGAGATGCTTGTAAAGCAGGTTGCATAACACCAGTGTTGTACTGTGTGTATCCCGGCATAGCTTCAATGTTTGCAGAGCCTCCCGGAGCCATAGCACCAGCATACGTAGCAGCAAAACCCGGACGATATGGAGCAAATGGATCAGCAGAGCTTTGAGCAGCTTGAGCACTAGGCTGATTAAAAAGCGAATTGATACCACCAGCAATATTTAATATGCTAGGTAAATCACCTGCAAAACTACTAAAACTGTTTGTGTCTGCCATACCACCACCTCCTGTTGTTTCAAATGAAGAGTTAGCTCCAAACGAAGAACCTAAGTTTGCACCTAACCCTAATAAACCTGCTGCTCCAAAAAGAGTACCTAAATTAGACGGCGATGATCCTGAAGAACTACCTGTAGTTACACTACTAGGATTAATAACATTGCCTGTTGGGTTAGCATTGTTACCGCTTATACCACCACTTAAAACATTAGGACTACCAGACAATTTACTGCCAACATAGCCAGCTAATTTTAAAGGAAGAGGAGCAAATCCTTTAATTGCTGTTCCAATTAAATTACGCACTAAGTTCATGCGTGTAGCTTCTTCTTCGGGTGTAGCTCCACCTCCAGCAGCTCCACTAAAGTATTGGTCGCTAGTAACTCCTGCTCCACGTATGCCAAAGTTATAAGCTGATGATCCAACATCAGGAGCAGTAGCTCTGTATATAGCTTCTTTTAATCCGGGATCATTAAAGTTGTAGGTAAAGTTAGGCCCAGCAGGAGCTTGAAACATCTTAGCGTAAGCTAAGTTTTGTTCAGGAGTTAGTTTTTGATAAGCAGTAGCGCCGTACTGCGACATCCCATCGTCACCGGGTCTACCAGTAGAGTATGAAGATGACGGAGGCGAACTGTCAACCATGCCCCGGCTATCACCACCAGAACCTTCTCCGCTATATCCAAATCCATCTGGCATATTATTTTCCTAGTTAGCGCCTGTAGCGTCCACCGCCAACACTTTGTTCTTGATCCATCTCACCTATTCTGAAATCTATTTCAGCAGCATCTAGGCGTAGTGGGCAGTTACTAGTAACAAGAAACTCCCAAGCTCTACGACGATCAGCTCCACCCAAGTACAGTTGAGCACGACTAGCATTAAGATCTACAGCACGGAAATTAGACCACGATCTGTAGTCATCTCCGCTGTGGCGTACTTGCATAACACCAGCAACTTTATCTCCAATGATCTCTAGTCGTCCGTAGAACTTACGTTTAGTAGTTCCGTTGTCCATAATGTCTGTAACAGTACGGCAGTAAATAGGTTGTCCGTTGTCTTGATATGTATTGACATCAAAGTAATACAAAACTGCTACGTCATCGTCTAGTACATACGGCAAATTATTTACTTCAGCATAGAAGCTGGGACGAAAATAAGACTCTACATAAGCACCGGGGCTTGGTTGATCATTAGAAGCTTGTGCGTACTGTGTCCATGTGTACCACATCTTTTCATCTAGATCAAACACAAGAGTTTGATTTGTGTTATGCAGAGTAAGTACGTAAAGAGTGTGTCCATTAAACTTATAACAGAACGCAGTTACTTTGCTCATGTCATCTGCTTCAAGATGTTTATCAACACTATCTGTAGAGATTTTAATGGGGCTTACACCGTCTAACAGATAGACACTACGACCATGAGTCTTAGTAGAACCAATCCACAGCACTGTGTTAGTAGTTGAAACAATGCTGTCTCCGTTAGCACAACCAATCTCGTTGGTGTAGCTTTGAGATACAGCTAAAGGAGATCCTGTAGCGTTAGCAGCATCGTAAAAGAATTGCATGCTGGACTTACCCATAGCTACAAGGTAGTTCAAATGTTTGACAATACCAACAAGAGTGTCGGTAGTCTGCTCAAACGTCAAATAGTTCAACGCATTCCAAGATGTTGGATCACCAAGATTAGAGTTGTATATACGGTTAGTACTTGTACCAATAAACACGTAGTTGTCTAAGAACACAGCTCCAGATACATACGGGCCACTTGGGAATGCACACAAAGCAGGCGTTAAAACTCCACTAGAACCAAGATCAGTAAACGTAATAGTGCCAGACACAGTAGCTGTGTTAGCTAAACTGAGTGTTACAGTTGTGCCAGCTACGTTAGTAACAACAGCATTAGCAGCAATCCCAGTGCCACTAGCATACATACCAGTGTATATACCAGTAGCACTAGACACTGTAATTGTGTACAGTGCAGCAGTACCTGTAGCTGTAGGAGTGGCGTTACTGGGTTTATTAATAGTACAAGTAGGAGCAGAGCTAAGACCACTGCCCGGGTTTGTAATTGTTACTGCTGTGATGTTTCCACTTACAACTGTAGCGGTAGCAGCTACACCACCGCTAGAAAAACTAAGGGTAATTCCTGAGCTGTAACCTAAACCTGCGTTGTCAATGCTAATGCTAACTACTTTGTCGTTAGTAATAGCGCCAAACACTCCTGCTTTGCTGTACAAATACCCATTAACTTTGTTGTGCAAAAACAAGTAGTTGTCTAAAAATGTACGTACAAAATAACTTTGGCTAGTAGATGCAGATGTAGTTCCTACAGTTGTGATGGTAGCTGATGGAGGTGTAGTTTGATACACCGTGTTATTAATAACAGCAACTAGACCACCATTAAATGCAGTCATACCTTGTGAAGGCGTAACAGCAGGGGGCGTAATGTTTACAAACTTATTGGCGTAAACAAGACCGGGACGTTTAATAAATTCTCGTTTTTGATCTCGTGTTTCAAAAACACAATTAGAAGAATACGAGTCTTTAGCAAACGTCCCATCTCGACTCTCAATAGGCTGGGTAAGAGGGATGCGTTCAGTAGCCATGCTTAGCTCCGATAAGCAGTGTTGCCAGTAGAACGATAGTCCATAGTAAAAAATGTACTCGTAGCCTCAACATCCCAGTCAGACAATTTGTCTTTATACATAGCAGCACGTTGAGCAATCTCAGTACGAGCGTTCATAGGAACACCATATTGCAGCGCCAACTCGTCAGCAAGGCTCCACACCAAACAGTTCATCCATTCATTAGGAAAGTCTGGTACGTCAGAAGCTTTGTTCAAATCATTTAGAGGCATCTGCATTACAAGATGCAGTTCATAGTTAGTTTGAGCATTTACGTCTGGCGTAAGGTACACATACAAAATACCGTTGAGAGCTTTGATGTCGTAAAAAATGGTGTTGGCAGTACCAGTAGATGCTTTAGAACCAAGTACGTTGTACTCTTGTTTGGACACCAACATTAGTGGTGTGTCTACAGGAGGAGTAGATTGGTTGTTACGATAGAACCCTTGAATACATTTAAGAGGTCTATCAGTAATAGCTACTGTAGGATACTGACTGTCGTACATCAAGTCTGAACTAGATCCACCAAGAATGTAGCTAGTCTTACCACTAGTAAGTGGCACAATAATTTCGGACACTTTCCACAGCTTAAGTCCCTCAATGCTAAACTGTTTAATCAAAAGATTAAGAGTCATAGAAGCATTGCTTATAGCATTAGAGTCTGGATTGTCACCAACTTCAAGCACACCCAACTTACTCAAAGCTAATGCAATAATTTGATCACGAGTAACGGTGTACACAGAAGACATAGTTGTCCTTTAAATTTTTGGATATTTGTCTTTTACCATTAAGCAGTCAGAAATGTATTTAGCAATCTGCGCTTGGTCGCCCTTGACTAT